TCAGGTCTTTCTTTTAAATCATAGTATTCAGTCCAGCCTTTACGCCGCATCCTTTTACCGCTTTTAATGGCTTCGATGATGTTCATATCTTTAGCCTGCGCATACTCATGATTTTGTGATTGTGACTGTCTTGCTTTCAAATTCTGTGATTGTTATCGTGGTGTCTTCAACTTCCCAATCGTCTGCTAGCAGCAATTCTTTTTTAATTGCTTCCATATTCTTTAGAAAATAGTCTCCATCAAGCACCAGATAATCGTCCCAGCCTTTGCGCCTGAAGGGCCTGCCGCTTTTGATGGCTTCGAGGATGTTCATATCTTGATCCCTTTAGCCTGCGCATACTCATACAAATCGGATGGCTTGATCATCCATGATTTTCCTATTTTTACGCTTTTGATTTTTTTATTTCGGCAGTACTCGCGGATCGTTTGTGGCTGCATCCCAATTATTTTTCCTGCGGCCTCACAATTCAATAGCTTCACGTCTTGCTGATTTTGCATAAAATTTCGTTAATCTCCTTGTCTTCTTCGACTCGCAATTTCGCGTCGAGCAGATCCTCAGGCCTTGCGGCAAGTTGACTTTTGTGATCGCTGAGGAGCAAACAATCATACGCTCCCGATCGATACCCAATTCTGTGTCCGATATAATACCCACCCAAAGTCGAAAATAAAGAGACAATCCACAAAATTTCCAATGTTCCATCCTTTTTATTTGATTTTTTAAAAAAAATATGGTCGACTAATAAAAATATCAAAAAATGATAGCACAAAATCGATCGCGATGGAGTCTATCATTAGCACCCCAAGGAAATCAGCTGCCGCGGGGTGTTAAAAAAAAGAGGATCATGTGGATTTGCTCGATAAATTTGCTTCTTTTTGGGTGAAAATTAGCGGATACATTTTTGTGGCAGCCCTAACTTATATCTTAGTTTCTTGGATCACCTACGCGGAACCCCAACCCATGCCTCCAGCTCCCAGCGTTCCCGGTCCGGTTGTGGACGTCGTGAGACAAGCGGAAGTCGTGGCGTTGTGGTGCGAAACAAAGAAATGCCGCGAAGACGTTCTTGTTTGTCTTAGTGAGACTGAGCCATCTGAATATCTAAATTGTTTTGTTGGTGACGCTCATGGAAATTAACGTCAACGAGCGGGCAAACGTTTGCAAATTAAACAGTTATCAAGAAACAGGCCTAAAAAAATCTGTGCTTGTATTGCTTTATTTCAAGCATTTTTCGCGAAAAAAAGGATATGTGCACGATTCTTTAATGATTTCAGTTGATGACAGTAAAGAAATTTTGCCGGAATTCAAAAGATGCATGAACATTTTGCAAAGACAACAAGTCGAATTAAAATGGTATATGACATCAAATAATAAACCTACTTTTGAAAAGGATATAAAACATGGCAGGAAGACCGCCTAAGGAGTTTACTCCCGAAGAAATATCGATGATCGAGCGTTACGCTGGGATCGGAGCAACGCACATTCAGATTGCCTACATGCTCGGAATCAGCCCACGCAGTTTAAGCGACAGACTTAACAACGACCAGACTCTTTGTGACGCTATCGATCGAGGGAGGTCTAAAGCCGCGATGAAAGTTATGGCCACAGCATACGAGATGGCCACATCTGGGCAAGATACAGCCATGACGATTTTCTGGCTTAAGACCCGTTGCGGATGGCGTGACGTTAAAGATGCGAAACCCGACGACCAAGAGTCTGTAGATCAAATTAAGAAAATGCCCACTTCTGAACTCATTAAGCTGGTGAAACAAAAAGTTGGATGATCTAAAAGAAATCGCAATACGGGATGCTGGTCCAGATGACGAAGCGTTTTTCTTTAACGCTTTGCTGCAGCACTACAAACATTCGAGTCCCCACAGCAAGCTGATCCCCGACAGATACTACTACACTGAACACAAAAAACTAATCGACCGGCAATTCCAAAAACCTGGAGCTGTTTTAAAAGTTGCTTCTCTTGCAGAGGATCCTACGATTGTTTTCGGCTTTATCTGGGCCAACAAAGAAGAGCTAACTATTCATTATTGCTATGTAAAAAAGGCATTTAGACGCCTTGGCATAGCTAAACTATTGTTTAATACTCTTTTCAAAAAAGATGATGAGATTTTTTATACTCATCTAACTTATGATGGTGGGTTTATCACACATTCAAAAGGTAATTTTAATTTTAATCCTTATAAATTTTATGGTGCATAAAAATGGAAGAAGAAGTCGTTGTTAAAAGAGGACGTAAAGCTGAGCAACATGTGCAAAGGGTGCAGTTTCACACAGGCGTACAGATTGGGAATTCTGTGCGTAACTCCCTTGATGCCACAAAAGATAAAGTGCAGATGACTATGTGTCACCATGGTGTTTTTATTAAAACTGAAACAGACCAATATATTGTAGGAATGCCCGATATTTTATGGGTGAAGTTAAAAGCAGACAAGGATTAACAGATGAACTCTTGCGTGCAGCTCTTGAGGAGCTCGCAAGGCGTCCCCCAGCTTTTTCGATCGAAGCGTTTTGTTTCGATGAGCAGATCGCGTTCATTCGAGATGAATCGAAGTTCAAGACTGCTGTCTGTAGTCGTAGGGCTGGAAAGACCATTGCTTGCGCGGCAGACCTTCTTGACACAGCGCTCAAGTATCCCAAGGCAGCGAGCCTCTACATAACTCTCTCAAGGCTTAACGCGAAAAGGATCATCTGGGCTGAGATCCTTGAGATTAACCGCAAGTTTGAACTCGGTGGGGTTCCTAATGAAACTGAACTTTCTATTAGAATGCCCAATGGCCACATCATCTATTTTTCCGGTGCTAAAGATAAGACGGAGATCGAAAAGTACCGGGGTTTTCCTCTGGTCAAAGTTTATATAGATGAGGCTCAAGCATTTCGGCCTTACATTGAAAGCTTGGTAGATGATATCTTGGCTAAGTCACTGTTCGACTACGATGGATCCTTATGCTTGATCGGTACCCCTGGGCCTGTGCCTGTGGGGTATTTTTATCAGTCAAGTCAGTCAAAGGAATGGTCTCATCACGGTTGGACGATGCTTCAAAACCCTTGGCTTGAGCGCAAGTCCGGCAAGAAGGCCATGGATCTTATTTTAAGAGACTGCCAGAGGATGGGAGTCTTGCCCACGGATCCAAAAATCCAACGTGAGTGTTTTGGAAGGTGGGTAACTGATAGCTCAAGCCTTGTGTTCAAGTACTCATCAGAAAAAAACGACTACAACACTTGGAATCCAAAGTCCGCAAACTACGTGATAGGTGTCGACCTTGGTTACAACGATGCTGACGCGGTCGCGGTGATCGGGTGGAATCAAGCCTATCACTACCCAGGCTCGCCTCCCACATCGAGTGAAACTTATCTTGTCTACGAGTCTACAAAGACTAAGCAAGGGATTACAGAGCTCGCCGCTGATCTTGACCAACTGGTCAAAAAGTACAATCCAAGTGCGGTGGTGATAGATGCTGGCGGTCTTGGAAAAAAGATTGTCGAGGAGCTAAGAAAGCGCTACGGGCTTCCCGTCAAAGCTGCAGACAAAACCAGAAAGTTTGAATTTATCGAGCTCCTCAATGACGCCATGCGCACCGGCAAGTTCTACGCAAAGTCATCCGGCCTCTTCGCTCAAGATGCTTTACTCGTGGAGTTTGACAAATCCAAATCCACGGGTGATAAGTTTGTTATATCCGATTCATACCATTCAGACATAGCAGACGCGGTTTTGTACGCTTTTCGAGAATCGCTGCATTGGATCAGCGAGAAAACGGCCGCACCAACACCTAAGGCAAACACCGAAGAATGGCTTAAAGATCAAGAAAGGCAGATCATCGAATACCTAGAAGCCGAACTTCAAAAATCTAAGGATGATCCTATTAATTGGGAGGTTGAAAATGATTGGCAGTATTGAAGAGCTCAAAAGTCTTTTGGTGTTTGTTAAAAAGCTAAAAGCTAAAACATTTGAAATAGAAAACCTTAAGATTGAATTCCACGATTCGCCTGTTTCAGTTTCGCAGTCAGAACCTGG